AGGCTGTGTACGGCTCGCAGGATGATGAGGAAGCCGACGAAGTGATAGCGGACTTTAAGGACGGCCGTCTGAAATATTTGGCCGCCAAACCGGAGATGCTCGGTGAGGGTTTGAACTTCCAGTACCACTGCCATAAGGCAATCATGTTCATCGACTACCGTTTTAACGACAAGTTCCAGGCGATAGCCCGTATCTACCGTTTCATGCAGCAGCATCCGGTTGACCTTTATCTGGTATATGCGGAAAGTGAGGGCGAGATATACAAGAGCTTCATGCAGAAGTGGGCGCAACACCGCGAGATGGTAGCCAAGATGACCGATATAGTCCGCGAGAACGGTTTGTTCGGCTTGCAGGCAGAGGAGAAGATGATGCGGTGGATGTTTGCCAGCAGGGAAGAAAAGTCCGGTAAACTGTGGAGGGCAATCAATAATGACAATGTTCTTGAATGCCAGACTATGGAAAGTAATTCGGTGGACTTGATTGTAACCAGCATCCCGTTCTCCAACCACTATGAGTACACTCCGACCTATAACGACTTCGGGCATAATGAGGACAACGGCAAGTTCTTCGAGCAGATGGATTATCTTACACCGGAGCTTATGCGTATTCTTAAACCCGGTAGGTTAGCTTGCATCCATGTGAAAGACCGTGTTTTGTTCGGCAACGCTACTGGTGACGGTATGCCCACCATCGACCCGTTCAGTGAAATGACTGTATTCCACTACATGAAACACGGTTTCCGCTACATGGGGCGCATCACGGTGGATACGGATGTGGTAAGGGAGAACAACCAGACTTATCGGCTTGGATATACGGAGATGTGCAAGGACGGTTCAAAGATGGGTATCGGTTGTCCTGAGTATGTCCTTCTTTTCCGCAAGTTGCCTTCCGACACCTCACGGGCCTATGCTGATTTGCCGGTGACCAAGAACAAAAGCGAATATTCGTTGGCCCGTTGGCAGATAGATGCCCATGCAAGTTGGAAATCTTCTGGTAACTCTCTATTGAGCTATGAGGACATGAAAGGAGCCGGAATAGATAAGATACGCCACCTATTCAGGAACTACGAGCGTGGGCACGTCTATGATTATGAGGAACACGTATCATTCGCCGAAGAGCTGGAGGCATACGGAAAACTGCCAAAGACATTCATGGCCGTTGACCCGGTAAGCAAGAAGCCCTGGATATGGGATGATGTCACCCGGATGCGCACGCTCAATACCAAGCAGTCGCAGAAGAAACGGCAGAATCATATTTGTCCCCTTCAGTTAGATATTGTCGAAAGATTGATTGAACGGTATTCAAACAGGGGTGAACTGGTGTTTGATCCGTTCGGAGGTATCGGCACCGTTCCCTATTGCGCTATCAATCTGGGGAGGAAAGGTCTGTCTACTGAACTCAATTACGACTACTGGAAAGACAGTCTTTCATATCTGTATGAAGCGGAGATGGAGGTCAGCGCACCCACATTGTTCGACTTAATGAATGATGCCGTATGAACATTCACCAGACAATTCCCCGTTCGGATTGTACATCCTTCTCCAAGTGCGGCAAGCACTCACTTTCCTATTGCCGGAGGTATGGAGCATCCGAATGCGGATCATAGTTTAATTTTTATATCTATATGATGAATAATGTCGTAATTTTTAATATGAGTGATTTAAACCATTAAATGATTATGCTATAATTTGAAGAAGAAATTATTTGATAAGTGAAATATCCCCAAAAAGATAAACTCCCAATAAAAGGAATTATGACTCCTATAATGGCATTTACTGGTATAGAAATCTTATTGTCCAGGCTATCCACCTCCTTTTTTACAAGATTAAAGACTTGGTAATCTTCTAATTGGTATAGCATCTTTAATATTATGATTAATTTTATATATATTCTATAGATGGCTAAGCTCATTAAAGTTAGGATTACAGCAGATAAAAAAAGGGTAATTAGTAATAACTTGGAATTTTCAATTCTGGCAACTGCTGCCATTAATAATGAAAATGTAGCTATAAAATAATTGAAGCGGGTAGAGAAAAGTTGTTCTATAAATGTTCTTTCTGAATATAGTGTCCAATCTTTGTTCTCTCTCTCTGTTTGATGTATTTTTCTTGTATTTCTTTTGTTGAGGAGGATAATTGTACATCAACGAGTACATACTTATTCCAAGTATTTTTAATACATAATAAAATATTAGCAAACCATTTTTTCATAATTTCTTAGAAATAGATTATTTTTTGTACTCTGCAAAGTTAGTGATAAGTTTTGTAAAATCAAGAATGAAAGCAATAACCATAAAACAACCTTGGGCATCCTTAATAGTCCACAGTATTAAAGACATTGAGAACCGAACTTGGCCGTGCCCTAAGAAATACTTAGGGCAGAGGGTGCTGATTCATTCAAACGCCGTCCCCATGGAAATGATTAATCCTAATAGTGTATTTACGAAAAGGCAATGGGATAGCTTTTCACTTGGATTCCAGAGTGAGATTATTTGCGGCAATGGATATGTAAATTCTGCTATCATTGGAAGTGTCGAAATTGTGGATTGTGTTGTGAATCACTCTTCCATCTGGGCAGAGAAAGGAGTTTATAACTGGGTACTGGCTAATCCTATCCTTTACTCCAAACCTATCGAGAACGTGAAAGGGAAACTATCTTTCTGGGACTATTCCGGTATTAAAGAGGTAAAAATTGAGTGTCCGGAATGTGGCAGTATAGAAATAGCTGTCGAAGATTATACGACGGCTCCGTTCCCGACTTATCTGCATCGATGCAACAAGTGTGACTATGTAATTATGGAAAGTGAGTGGAATGTAATAAAGTAGGATATGGAATTTGATTGGTATTGGTTTGTTATAACAGTTTTGATAATCTGCGTTACTGTATATAACTGTTTAAATAGCTATTGGAAACATAAGTATAGGGACGAGAACAAAGGTGACTGATAGATACAAAAAAAGGCTATCTATCCCAGACAGCCAATCTTTTTTATTAACCTTAATCTAATACTATGAAAAACACATTGCAAAGGTACGGATTTGTGGAAGTTATGCAAATTATGAGCCTTTGTTCAGCCATCTTATAACATGGTTTAGCAAGCGGATATGTATGTTAACCATTAACGTAATAGGTTTATAAAATTAACAAATAGTCAATGAGTAGAAATGAAAATGTCTGGACTGATGCGAAATGTGCAGCCCTTCGAGTTGGATTCCTTACCGGTCGTGAGGAACTCTTTTTGTATGCAAAAGCCATCTATTCCGCTATGATATGGGGTAGGGAGGTGAACGAGCAAAATCGGATTATTCAGGAAAAGAATAACTCTGTAAAATAAAAAAGGAGAACCAAGCGCACGACCACTCAATCCTCCCTCACACGATTATGATGCAAATATACTATTTACTTTTAAAATAATCGTGTTATGGAGCTGGATTTTAATAAAATCATTCGTCTTAAAAAGATTCGTATCGAGAAATCAGAACTTTCAGAGGAAGAAAATGCCTTGACCGCCCCGGTTCTGAAAGACAAAAGCCTTATCCATGAAATCTACAAAATATTTGCTGAGTTACTGAATGAGAGAGGATGTCCACCGAATATTGACAGTGTTACCCAGCGGAAGAAGTTCATCTTCATTATCCTGTATCTGTTTTCTCCAAGCTCGCTTGCTGGTGGAAAAATGACAGCTGGGTTACGTGAAGAGATGTCAAGAGTATTGGGGATTCAGTCCAAGAGCACAATTTCCGACAATTGCGCTGATGTCGTATTTCTGTATCAGAACTATGGGGATTTCAGCGAGGATATAGAGTATCTTTACACCGAAATCGTAAATCGGTTGAAATTCAAAGGGCTAATCAATTAATGAGCCGGAGTTTAGTGCTCCGGCTTTATTGAAAATTTTGGTAAGAAAATAGCTATTAGTCTATCAACATAACTATGGATTCTGCTAAGCTCCTCTATGTACTGTGGTGTATCAAACGGACCACATCCTTCCTCATAATTTTCATGTAGTCCTTCAATTATTTCATAATGTTCAAAAATTAGTTTTACGTTTTCATTGTGCTTATATCTTACATCATAATTTTTTAAGTAATCATATAATGATTGGATTGATGATTCGCAAGAACCATAATCATCGTTGTCTCGATGTATTCTAAAATCATTTTCCATTTCCCTTTTGCAAGTAACAAGCTTTCTTAATAATTCCTTATCTATGCTGTTACACAATTCATTGATATACTTATATGATTCAAATTCTTTTTGAAGTTCAATTTTGTGTTCTTCCAATGATTTATTATAGCTATCTTTTACAGACTCGATTTCTTTAGTAATCCCTGCAATATCTTCTTTTGTTGCCAAATCTTCTCCTTTCTTTTTGGCGTAAGACTGAAAACACAATAAGATAACACTCCAAACAATGTTCCCTATGAAGAACAGTATTCCAATTATTAAATAGTCCATATTATTCTCCTTTCTCTAATTTAATTTTTTTTCCACAATGAGGACAAACAACAGTGTTTTCTTCCTTATCTTCATTCAGCAAGTCAGTTATTCCTACACCTAATGCCTTTGCAATTTCTCCTAACTTCCCAATGGTAGGGTTGCCGGACACTGCGGCATACAAGGCTTGATATGTCACGCCCATCTTTTTGGCAAGGTCTTGCATGGTGATACCCTGCTGTTTGCAGATTTCTTGTACTCTTAGCATGATATTCAAATTATAATTTGATGCAAAGATAGGAATAGTTTTCAAATTATACATAGAATACACAAGAATAGTATCAAAAAATAATTTGAAAATTTTTCTATCAAAATTTGGTTTGTTCAAAATAAAGTTTGACATTTGCATCGAAATAATCAAAACATAGTTTGAATAACAATTAAAAGATATACGATAATGAAAGCAACAGACCTTTTTAATTATAGAAAAGAAGATTGTGAGACTATTGAATCATTCTCAAAAAGAGTATATGAGACAGCAAAGAGATATAGAAGTTCTTTGCACTTTACACCGCAAGAAAGCTATCATGTACTAACTATACTCGCAAAGTATTATAATGAAAGCGTGTCTAATATTCTTTCTGCTATAAGAGACATTGAATTTAGATGTGCTTCAAAAAAGTATAGAATACAATGGGTAAAGTGCTTAGCAGACCATTACTTAGTGATAGATAAAAGATTAGTTTAACCAGCAGTGCAAAAGCCATGCAAAATATATACGATTATGAATCAGCAGAGTAAATATGTAGTTCGCGAATCAATTGAGTGTGGTTGCAAGGTTTATGAGGTAGTAAACACTGAAACAGGTAATCGTATCAATTATTTCGCAGATTACGAATTAGCCAAAGAGTTTGCAAGGTGTCAAAATAACGCGGCAAAGAAACGTATGGCAGATTGACTGAAGTTTAATCCGGTAGCTTTCGGGCTACCACAATATACACGATTATGAAAGCAGATTTAGTTTTAGTTATCAGTCCTGAAGCCCCACTAATGAAGCAACTGGGCAAAGTGTTAGGTAAGCTATGTAGTATGTGCGATTTTACCACCATAGAGAGGGGCGAAAAGTACATCACCATACAGCATGATGAAACTGGGCTTGTAGTGGCTTATACGAGTGAAGAAAGATTGAATGTGAAACATAAATATTGATTATTATGGGTGAAATAGCAGATAGTTTAATTAGTGGTGAATTTGATTGCATCACAGGTGAATATTTAGGTGAAGAAGTTGGCTATCCAAGAACGCACGCTTATGACAGACATGAATACATGCCACCAGTTGAAAAGAAGCCTACCAGCAAGGCGAATGTCTGTATAACTAACATGTGCAAAGACAGAGGATTTAGTAACCGTGCAAAAATTGAGCTTGTAGCCAAATTCTTGTATAGCAAAGGTTACAAACAATTGCCTAACCTATCCCACCAGTATAAAATCATTCACAGCCAGTACAAGAATGATTTTAAAAAGTTTTTGGTTGAACAAGTAAAACAAAGAAAGGATGAATAATATATTCACAATATGCTATTCAGAAGAAGAAGCAAATGAAATAGGCCACTTCATTTTGAGTAGAGGATACGAGGGTGTTCAAAATGATAGCTATAGATATTGTCGTGAAGCGATTTGGTGGGCTTTCAAAGAAGCTAAAAGGCATCATTCAAATTACATCTGCGTTGGCGTTGCAGGTTGCCAAATGACTGTATCAAAATCAAAGCGAGATCTTAGACGAAATGGTCTTAAATACATAGAGAAAAGGCGAATGTTTTACAAATTACTAAGTAAGTATTGATAAATGATTATGAACTCAATTAACGACGAAAGAGGTTGTAGCGTATGCCAGCCCGGTAAAGAGAACTATTGCACTTACACTACCAAATTGAAAGGTAAGAGAGTAAGAATGTACCAATATGACTATCGTACTGAAAGTGGCGAACTGTTTGCTTGTTGTGCGCCTACCTTAGAGGCATGCAGAGAAAGACGGGATAAATGGCTTAGTTCACGACAATAAGCCGATTGTCGTGTATAACGATTGAAGATATTTCGTTATCTTTGGTTGTGGTAGTATCTTTGGGGTACTATCGCGGAATGGAGCAGTTGGTTAGCTTACCGCTTTGACTTGGCGGTGGTCACAGGTTCGAGTCCTGTTTCCGCAACTATTGAGTATTAATTTAAATTTGACACGATTATGAACATTCTTACATTAAGTATCAAACAGAAGTATTTCGATGAAATCTTGGCAGGAAAGAAAACCCACGAATACCGTGAAATCAGACCAACTAACGCTAAGAAGTATATCACTTACCTATGTGGCGGCAAAGAATATCCGGCTGATGCAGAACTGCCTGAAGAAGGTGAAATAGAATTAAAGCCTATCAAGTACGATGCAATCAAGCTTCTGACAGGTGCATATACAGGTAAACGTCCTTATATTATCGTTGAAGTGAAAGTAGCAGAAGCAGTTATTCTCACAGATGAAAACGGTAATGATATTGTTTACGAACATCAAGGCGAAGAGTATCTTGCTGCACAAATGGATTATACTTTGGGCAAGATATTAGAGAGACATATAGATTGATTTGTTTAACTTTTAAAATTAAAAAGCAGAGTCGCAAGAAGAATTAACAGAGTAGCCGGGCCTCGCAGAAATATGAACGGTGCAGGGGCTGGTGGTAGATTGGTTGCCAGACGTGGCGGTGAAGCTGGTACATCACAGTTGGGGTCACGCAGACAGCGTTATAGTGACCTTCGTACTTCATTTGGTTTAAGTGGTGGTTAGCTATGAGCAAGGTAGAACAAGCGAACCGGTATATAGACCTCATTCGGGTAAAATCGAATGAGGCTTTACTGTTTTTATCACTTGGCAAAGATTCGCTTGTTCTGCTTGATTTAATCTATCCGAAGTTTGACCGGATTGTTTGTGTGTTCATGTACTTCATCAAGAAATTGGAGCACATTAACCGATGGATTGGCTGGACTAAAGTCAAATATCCAAAGATTGAGTTTGTGCAAGTGCCTCACTGGAATCTTACTTATATTCTTCGTGGAGGTATGTATTGCGTGCCTAATCCGAAAGTGAAACTATTGAAGTTGGCAGATGTGGTAAAGGCTATGCAGCTTACTTATGGGCTTTATTACACATTTTTAGGCATGAAAAAAGCCGATGGTATGAACCGCAGGCTTATGCTGAAAGGGTATGAGGTAAACGGTTACGAGAATAACGGTATGGTTTATCCTTTGGCTGATTGGACACAAAAGGATATTCTTGCTTATATGAGGCAGCACAATTTACCCGAACCAGTTCGATATTCATTGAAAGCCAGTTCGGGAGTAGGTTTCAATCTTGATTGTATGCTTTGGATGGAGAATAATTACCCACAAGATTTACAGAGAATTTACAAAGTTTTCCCAATGGCTGAAAGGGTGCTTTGGGAGTATAATAATCAACAAAAGCAATAGAAGGAAAGCCGAGTCAGAAGAAAATCAATTGATGATATTGCAGAGCAAAGATACAGACTATCTCGTACTTTAACGGGTAATAGGCTGAACAGAGTAAACTCTATTGCAAGAAAGTATATTCGATACATTGAACGAACCTTTGGGTATAACGAGGGGAAACAACAAGATGGCGCAAGAAAAGTATCTCGAAGAATTTATATGGGTTTAACTAATGGATGATATGGAATTGTCAAAATACATAAAGAGTGAATCGATGGAACTTAATCGTTCTGCCATTCACTTTGCAGATTATAACCCCCGGAAACTTTCCGATGAATCACGTAAGACACTGAAACGTGGCATCAAGAAGTTTGGTTTAGTCGGTGGAATTGTCGTGAACAAGCGTACAGGTCTTACCGTAGTCAGCGGGCACCAGCGTTTGTCTGTCATGGACGAATTGCAGAAATTTCCCGACAACGACTACCGTATTCGTGTCGATGTCATTGACGTGGACGAGAAGCAGGAAAAGGAGTTAAATATTTTAATGAACAACCCGAATGCACAAGGTACATGGGATTTTGACGCTCTTGCCCGTATTGTTCCTAATATTGATTGGAAAGACGCTGGTCTGACTGATGCTGACCTAAACATGATTGGTGTCGACTATCTTTTGCAGACCGAAGAGGAAAACTCTATTGCGGATGCTCTGTCTGATATGATGGCTCCAGTTTCCGAACAGAAAGAAGCCGATAAAGCCGCCAAACAGTTAGAACGTGCCGAAAAGGTAGCGCACATGAAAGAAGTAAAGCAACAGGTAAAGGAGAATGCACAGAAGCAAGCCGAGAACATGGATGCCTATGTGATGTTGTCTTTTGATACCTATGAGGCGAAAGCCGCTTTCTGTGAACGATTCGGTTATGGACCGGATATGAAGTTCATAAAGGGAGAAGTATTTGATGAACAAATAGAAGGAATAGATTGATATGTGATTGCACCAGATGAATTTACGGAAGTTGTCGACACGATAGATAACCTATTAGGCGCAATGAAAATTCCCATGCCTGCCGAATTTCATGTAAAGCAGATGAAACATGAATTGAAAGAAGTATCTGATAGACTAAAACGGATTTACGTTAAGGAAGAAGACGAAAATCCTTGGAGTGAATAAGTAATATGAGCAATAGTGAATCTCAAAACAGAAAAGGCAAAGGAGGAAGAAAGCCCAAGTTTGACTACACAAGCGAGGACTTTCTTTCTCTCGTAGAGTCGTATGCCAAAAAGGGGTTCACTGACAAGGAAATTGCTTATGCCATAGGGATTTTACCACAAACTTTCTGCGAAAAGAAAAGTGAGTACACCGAAATATCCGAAGTCTTAGCGCGTGGGCGCGCGACAATCAATGCTACTGTAAGGGCTAAATTCCTTGCAATAGCTCTCGGTGGCATAAAAACCAAAAGCACCGTGGTAAGAAAGCTCCGTGATTCAGAGGGAAATTTGACAGGTGAGGATGAATTACAAGTCAGCGAAAGCGAGTTGGCTCCAAACTTGCAAGCAATGTCCGTTTGGCTGTATCACCACGATGAGGATTGGAGAAAGGTTGAACGCAAACAAGATGAAGATGCTGATATTCCAACAGACATAGAGCACGGCATCAACATTGATTCCTGGATTAAAGACAAGCTGAAATGATAGTACCTCAAGAAATTTACCATCCATTATATGAGGATAAGGAAAAATTTATAATTCTTATCACCGGTGGGCGTGGTAGCGGAAAGTCTTTCAATGCTTCTACCTTTATTGAGCGGTTGACTTTTGAAATGACTCCCGTAGAGAAGATAGTTCATCAGATTCTTTACACCCGTTACACGATGGTTTCTGCCGGTATGTCTATCATCCCCGAAATGATGGAGAAGATAGATTTGGACGGTACCACGAAATATTTCAAGACCACAAAGACGGACATAGTCAATAAGATGACTAAGAGCCGTATCATGTTCCGGGGTATCAAGACTTCTTCCGGGAACCAGACAGCAAAACTGAAATCCATTCAAGGCATTACGACTTTCGTCTGCGATGAAGCGGAAGAGTGGACAAGCGAAGATGAGTTCGACAAGATAATGCTCTCCATCCGCAAGAAGGGTATTCAGAACCGGATTATCATTATAATGAACCCATGCGATTCCAATCACTTCATCTACAAGAAATACATTGAGAAAACTCACAAGCTGGTAGAGATTGACGGTGTGCAGGTTCAGATTTCCACTCATCCGAATGTGCTTCATATTCACACTACCTACTTTGATAACTTGGATAACCTTTCTCCTGAGTTCCTGAAAGAGGTGGAAGATATGAAGGTGAGTAATCCTGAAAAGTATGTTCATGTGGTTATCGGTCGCTGGGCTGACGTTGCAGAAGGTGCTGTGTTCAAGAAGTGGGGAATTGTTGACGAGTTCCCAGCTTGGGCAAAGAAAATTGCTTTCGGGCAAGACTTCGGTTATACGCATGACCCGTCTGCTTCCATTCGTTGTGGTATCGTTGATAACGCCCTTTACTTGGATGAAGTGGATTACCGTACTGGATTGCTTTCTTCTGACATCATCAAGACTCTTCGCCCGTGGGGATTGAAAGTCATTGCTGACAGCGCAGATCCACGTTTGATTCAAGAGATACACAACGGAGGAATCAAGATATATGCCGTAGAGAAAGGTGCAGGCTCTATCAATGCCGGAATTGACAAAATGAAAGATATGGAGATTTATATAACCAAACGCTCGTACAACTTACAAAGCGAGTTCAGAAAGTATGTTTGGGCAAAGGATAAGGACGGGAACTATATCAACGAACCGGAAGACCATGACAATCACGGAATAGATGCTGTACGTTACTATGTATTGGGTGAGCTTCTTGGTAAGATTCAGAAGCCGAAAGATTTAACAGGAATATTTACTCACTAAAATTATAGATTATGCCATTGAATTTAGAAGAAATATTAGCACTCCCTGACATCGGGCAGAAGATAAACTATCTGAAGAAAGGTAGGAAAACTGAACTTCCCGACCGTTGCAAACTTTGGGATGATTGGAATCCGGAACGCCATGAAATCATGGTTGACGAAAAGAAATATCCGGACAGAAAGGTTCTTGAAAAAGAAGCAGAGAAGCACTTCGATGAAAAAACGGGTAAGACTTATGAAATCGAAGCAAAGTATAAGACTGAACCGGTGAACCGTATCTCCATTCCATTGGAACAGGATATAGTGAATATTCAAACAGCTTTCACGGTCGGCATAGAACCGTCTATGGATTGCACTCCAACCGATGATGATGAAAAAAAACTGTTGGATGCGGTAAAGGCTGTATTCAAGTCTAATAAAATCAAATATCAAAACAAGAAGATTGTCCGTGCCTGGCTCTCCGAACAGGAAGCGGCAGAATATTGGTATGTTACCGATGATGATTCGTTTTGGGCAAAGTTTTGGAAGAAAATAAAGACTACCTTCAGGGGGAAGGTAAAACCCACCAAGAAACTGAAAAGCGTGTTATGGTCTCCATTCAGAGGTGATAAGCTATACCCGTTCTTTAACGACGAAGGTAAAATGATTGCTTTCTCACGTGAGTATAAAAAGAAGCTCATGGATGATTCGGAGGTCATCTGCTTTATGACTATCACGGACAAAATGGTTTATCAATGGGATTTGTCTAAAGGGTATGAAGAAAGAACTCCTTTTGCTCATGGATTCCCAAAACTACCGGTTCTCTATGCTTATCGTCCTGAACCTTACTGCAAGAAGATAAAGACTTTTCGGGTCCGATTAGAGAAATTGTTATCTAATTATGCTGATTGTATAGACTATCATTTTTTCCCGTTACTGAAGCTAATTGGAGATGTAGAGGGTTTCATGGGTAAGGTTAAGGACAGAATGGTCAAACTTACGGGTGAAGGTGCGGATGCTCAATATCTGACGTGGAATCAGGCAAATGATACCGTAAAATTTGAGGTAGAAACCCTCTTTGAGAAAGCATATTCTATGACGAATACACCACAAATCAGTTTTGAAAAGTTGAGCGGTGCTGGAAATGCCTTGTCCGGAGTGGCTTTCGATTACGTGTTTCTTTCGACACATTTGCAAGTTCAAAATCATGCCGAGGTGATAGGTGAGTTCTTGCAAAGGCGTGTGAACTTCATAGTCTCTGCTTTAGGCTCTATAAATCCATCTGAATTTAACAAAGCATCTGAAACGATAGATATTAGTACAGAAGTTGTTCCGTATCGCCTTGACAATTTAGAAGATAAAGTCAATGTAGCTGTAAAAGCTGTATCGGGTGGTGTATGGTCGCAACGACATGGAGTAATGTTCGCTGGAAATATTGACCGCATCGAAGAAGAAATCGCAGAGATAAAAGAAGAACAAGAAGAAAAAAGAAACGCTGAAATGCAGAAACAAAGCATAAAGAAAGGGGAGTGAAATCACTCCTCTTTGTATCTCCATTGATAGCCCTTGTGCTTCTTTATTTTCCCATTACAGCACATTGAAATGCCCGAATGGTGCGCACCAGTTGCGCGTGTCGCTTCATTCAAACTATCAAATGAATTTATAATTTTGCCGTCTTTTAATTGTAGAACAGCTCGTGAATTATGGTGGTTTTTGCCAGTCTTTTGCTTTCTACCAAGAACCCTATATGCGTGTAGTAAGTTTTCACCATCAGTAACCCATTCAAGATTAGTAACGCAATTATTGGTTTTATCACCGTCTATGTGGTTTACTTGTGGTAGGTTTTGCGGATTAGGTATAAAAGCATTTGCGACCAAGCGATGAACTTTAAATATGCGCTTTCTGCACCATACATTCAAATACCCCTTTTTGCTTTTTATGGGTATTAAAATGCGTCCATCTCTAAACCAATATCCTTTACCGTTCCAACATTTCTTTGGCAAGGATTTTACCCTACCTAAATTTGATACTTGGTAATCGTTTTCATACCCTTCAATGTCTTTCCAAATTTCATCCATATTATTTCATTTTTAAAGTGAATTAAAGGCAGCCTTTAAAGTCGTGCGAAGACTGCCTTTCTGGATAATCGTGTAACATTAACCATTTAAAGATTCAAACAAGTACTGCAAGCACTCAGTAAGTCTTTTTATTGGTATTGCTGCAATAAAACTTTTATTATTAAAAGGAGAGTGTCCTGATTGTGTAGTGCAATGAATAGCAATACACAGCTCATTATCAATGAGCTGTACACACCACGCGAACCTTTCATCTAAATCTTCGCCTAATGAATAAATATTTCCAAATTCTTTCTCTTTCATATTTTTATCTTATTTGTTTATTGCTAACTCTTTATGTGCTAATTCTCTTTTGATAATGCGGTTATCAATTCATTATAATTGGTCAATGTATCAATAGCATCAAGCAGCATCCCTTTTTCTTTCTCTGTTTTAGCGTACACTTGGCGCATATACATTATAGTAGACATCGCATCACATATCGCAGCTTTAAAAGTTATTGTATCGTTGTCTTCACCTCTAAGCCCTGTTATCAACACCTGTGCTTCTTCACTTAAAAATGTAGTTTTCATAGTTATGCTATCTTTATAAGGTTGCACTTCTTGAAACATCTATACTCTTCTTTTTCAGTGTCCCAGTACACTTGCAAATTATCATTCAGTTTTCTGCCTGTACCTTTTACCTCACCGATAAGATTCTCTTTGAGAGTGCCAAAAGCTTGACGTAGCGTGCCATCGGTCTTTTTGAAGTAGAACTCTACTATCTTCACTTTCAAAGCCGCTTTCAGCTTCAAATTAGCCCATGCGCATTTCAACGCTTCACTCATTGAATAACCGTTCTTGCGAACAAAAGACCATGCCATTTGCATTACTTCTTTCATCTGACTTCTAAATTTTGTGCTCATACTCTTATATGTTTTAAATTATACTTTTAGTTATCATTTTGATATTACAAAGCAAACTATAAGTATTCAATTAGCAAAATAGATATAGTTAATAAACTATAAAAAGAATACTTTTAGTTGTCTTATTTAGCTAATATGAAAACTTTGAGTAACTTTGCCATAAATAATGAGAGTAAACTAAATATATACATATATGAGATTTAGAATTTTAGAACTATGTAAAGAGGCAGGAATCAATCAAACTGAACTAGCTGAAAAAATAGGCTTGTCACGAGTTGGGCTATCAAAAGCAATTAATGGCAACCCCACTATTGGTACATTGGAAAAAATCGCCGATGCTTTGGGTGTCCCAGTAACTGAACTATTTGAGAAGTCAAACACCGGAGATATAGTAGGCTTCGTAAAAGTAGGTGATACCGTACATGAGGTGAAGTCTGCGGAGGATGTGAAGAATTTAGTTGGAAAATTGTAACAAATTAAATATTAAAGATATGAAATGTCCACATTGTCAGGTAGAAGTAAATGTAGATTTCTCAGAAAAATACATAGGAAAATATGGAAATATTTTTTATAGTCTATTCTATATGAGATGTCCAAATAGTGAATGTGATAAGCCTATTGTACTTTTGGGACAGGCAAACAATGCTAATCAATACCATGACGGTACAATATCTATAAAAGAACAACATTCCTGCAATTTTAAACAACTATTCCCTGTAGGAAGCGGTAGAATGCCTGCTGCTCCTGAAGTTGAATCTAAGTTTGCTGAAGATTATAATGAAGCCTGTTTGGTACTTCCATTTAGCCCCAAAGCAAGTGCAGCCTTAAGTCGTAGATGCTTACAGAATATAATCCGTCTGAAAGAAGGTATTAAAGAACGAAATCTCAAAACGGAGATTGATAAGCTAATAGCAACTAATAAACTCCCATCATACATAAGCGACAACTTGGAAATAATACGTGGTTTTGGGAATATTGCTGCTCATGGAATGGAAGACCAAGCTTCTGGTGAAATATTAGATGTAGAACCTAATGAAGCAGAGTTCTTATTGGACGTTTTGGAGCTTCTTTTTGATTTGTATTTTGTTCAAGCTGCTAAAGCTGCTAAGATGAAAGCTGCATTAAATCAAAAACTGACAAGCGCAGGACAAAAGCCTATACCATAAGTCGCATAGAAGAGGAGCTTGCAGAAATCAAGGAGGAGCAAGCGGCAAAGAATGAGCAAATCGGAAATAAGGGACAGAAAAACGCCTCTTAGTCAGAAAAATTATGGGGATTATAATTTTAGTACAAGAAAAATAGAATATTTTGCGGCAACATCAAAGAATTGCCGCTAATTTTTTGCTTGAATAGTTGTAGGTAATTAAATAATTACCTATATTTGTAGGGTAATCAATAGAGAAAGGTATGCCAACGATATTTATTTTATTTGGTTTTCGTTTTATGTTTTACGCTAATGACCATGAGCCTATACATGTTCATGTAATCAAAGGGGATGTAAGTGCTAAATTCACTTTATTTCCAGTTACATTAATCAAAAATAATGGCTTGAAGTCATCTGAACTGAAACTTGTAGAATCAGTTATAGAAGAAAATCAAGAAGTAATAGCAGAGCATTGGAATAAATTTTTTAATAAATCAAAATAAGTGGTTATGGAAAATATCATAGTTGAAAAGGTATGGTTGACTGATACGGAGGTATGGATACGTACCACTAACGGGAAGGAGGCATGTGAGAAGTTTTCAGATTTCCAAAGGCTGAAATGGGCTACTCCTGCGCAGCGCGCAAATTTCACAACGAGCCATGACGGAATACATTGGAGAGAGCTTGATGAAGATTTGAGTTTTGAGGGATTCTTTCGGGAAAGGAAATCTAATCCTCTTTATGATTTATTTATAGCTCATCCTGAATTGAATGCTGCTGCCATAGCACGACGTTTAGGTATTTCTCAGAGTTTGTTTGCTCAATATGTAAGCGGAACAAAGAAGCCGTCTAAGAAACGTTTTGAAGATATTATAGAAACAATACGTTCAGTAGGGCGTGAATTAATGGCTGTACCGGCATAAGTTACAATACTTTATTTAGGCGTGATTCCATTCGGTTTCACGCCTTTTTTATACCATTTTACGACAATCGTTTCATTGTCGTGTATCACCTATCTGATTATTTCTCACCTTCTTTATAAATAACGAAATTTACCGTAGAAATTTATAAATCAAATTCATACGGTATGACAATCTTAGAACAAATCTTGGCAGGGCTGCAACAGAAGTTTACTGGGGTGGACACTGCTATCTTAACCCGAATTGCCACTAAGAAGGCAGAGGGTGTAACGGACGAGACAAAGGTAAACTCCATTGTTGAGGGTATCAGCTTTTCGGACGTGCTTAATTCCTATGGTGATTTCCGTGCCGGGGATGCTTCAAAAACGGCAGTGACTAACTACGAGAAGAGGCATAACCTTAAAGACGGTAAGCCAATCGAGACTACCACAACCACCAAAACGGAAGAGAATAAAGACGATGTGCCTGCATGGGCGCAAGCTTTAATTGACTCCAACAAGAACCTTTCTGATAAGCTAACACAGTTTGAAACGGAAAAGGCTCAAGCAACACGTAGCCAGCAGATTTTGGCAAAGGCAAAAGAGTATGGTATTCCCGAAAACTACGCCAAACGATGCGCCATCAAGGACGATGAGGACTTGGACGCATATTTCAAGGACTTGAAGCAGGAGTTCGCAAATGACGGCTTCAAAGGCGTAACCCCTCCCGAATCAGCGGAAAAGAAGATTGAGAAAGAGTCTGAATCTATCGCTAAAATGATTGATGAGGGTACGAAAACTATTGTTGAACAAAACAAGAATTAATTATGTCAGCAGGATTTAAGTATGACTTGGTTCCACCCGTTGAGCAAGAGGAACGCTACGATGTCCAGACCGGCATTCGTAGACGTGGTCCGTTCAAACTCGACACGCAGAACCTGGTAGTGGGAAGTTTTCTTCCCGGATTTACACCGATTTGTGCGGACTTGAAAAACAAGTTCGCTTATGCGGTAATCAATGTGAGAGTTGTGGAAGCCTATACCACTGGTGAAGAGGCTTTGTCTATCAAAGTAGCCAAGAACTCTTTGGCTTATGTGGGTATGTTTGTCGGAAGTGGCAAGAAAGGTGCAGAAGTAACGGCAATTGATAAGTCTAATGCCGGTTATGATGTATTGACTATCAAGGCTGCTTTTGGTGAGAATATCGCCAAAGATGCCGTATTATTCAATGCGGTTGCAGTTGATGGTTTAAAGCAAAAGCATGTGGCTAATTCGGCTCTGTTTAACCGTACAAAGGTTGAGGACGGAATCACATTGGTTTCATTGCTTCGTACAGCCGCAGAAATTGAACCCTCAAAATTGGTTATGCCGTTCTCCGAGAACGATAAAGCCAACATGAAGGGATGGTTTGAATTTAACGAGTAAGGAGGTAGGATATGTTTTTAACGATTCAAACATTATTCGATGATGCGAACATTGTTTCCGCTATCATCAGACGTGTGAACCAGACACGCAAGGACACAATCTATTGGCAGCAGTATCTTACTTTCCGCAGAGTGACTACTCGTGTGTTCAAGGATTATATCGGTTCTGTAACCGGAGTTATGGCCGGCTCCATCAATTCGCGTTTTGGAGAGAAACCCATCCGTGAACGTCGGAACATCGGTTCCGGATATGGTGAGATTGCCTATTTGGGTGATGCTTATCAGATGTCTATTGACCGTCTTTCTGAATTGCAGGATTTGATTGACAAGTTCAATGCCGCTAAGCCAGCCGACCAAAAGGCTGCAATGGAAGAGATTGTAAACTTCCTGGCAGACGACTACCGTCAGATTACCCTTGCCGCCCACAAGCGTATGGATATTATTGTCGGTGCGCTGTTGATGCTTGGTGAAGCCACCGTTTACAACAAAGACGCTGCAATCACTTCCGGTCAGACCAATAATAAACTGCTGGAGATTACCCTTCCGTTCAATTTTATCAAGCCGAAAAGTGGAGATGTGGTTGTGGACGGAAAGAATATGTTTATCTCTTATTTGAGAGAGAAACTTCATTCCTTGGCACCGGACTATGGCGTTTATGCCAAGATGGTTATGACTCGTGCATCTTTCAACAAGCTTATTCTTGGTTCATCTGAATTTGGTGAGCAGTACAAGATGATTCTCGGCAGCAACGAAATGAAGTTGAGTACGGGATTGGTTTCCTCTTCTTTGGCTTCCGAAGTGTTCACCGGCATCGGTTTGCCGCGTATTGAAATCAAGGAGGACTACGTGAAAGACCAGACGGGAAAGAATGTGCAGATTTACGCGGATAACCGTATTACTCTGTTACCTTCTGACAACATTGGTTATATGCGCCATCATACCCCGTATGAAGCGACAGACCCAGTACAAGGACGTACTTATATCCCGTCAGAGGGGCAGATGCTTATCTCCAACTACCGTGACAAAAACGGTCGCTACATGGAATATACGGCAGAGTGGATTCCGCAGATTTCCAATCCAGATTTGATTACCAATTTCGATTTGAGCGAAATTGCATCCATTCAATCAGCATAAGGGGGTAGGATATGAAAGTAAAGGTTATATCAGTTTTCCGCGACAAGTTCACCGGAAAGTATTATACTCCCGGTGAAGTGATTGAAGTCGGTGAGGAAGCCCGTGTGCTGGATATGGAAAGCCGCAGACTTGCTGAACGGATTGAGGCAAAAAATACCGAAGTGAAAGCCCCTGAAGAAAAGAAGGAGGTGAAAATCTCTCTCTTTGAAAAGGAGTTTGAGAAGAAGGCTTTGATTGATGCTTTGAAGTCCATCGGCGTGCAGGCTTCCGGCAATATGAAAGAAGAAACTCTTTTGGCTAAGGTCTCAGAACTGGATGAAGAATCAACTGCCAAGCTGAAAGAAGCATTAGGTATCGAGTAAGGATAGGGTAGTGTTTCTACCCTTCCATTGTCTAATTTTATAAACCAGAAAAGAAATGAAGAATTTTATTTTTGCCATGTGTGGCTTTTTGATGATGTCTTTGGTCTCGTTGGACGTGCAGGCATCAAGTGTGGAATCTCCCAAGTGTGAGTATGTGAATCCATCTGTTGATGTTGGTTTGCCAGACATTCAGTGTATCACTTTTGAAGCATCTTCTGTTGATTGTGTTGTGCTGATCACTCCGCAGCCAATATTTATGGTTGTGGATAGTCCGGTGAAGCAAACAGTAACTATTACGGCAATGCAAAGGAAACAGATTTCAGTTCCTAAATGCCCGTTCCGGTACGTCTATAAGTCGAAGTATTGCACACATTATAGCCATACAGCATATAGTACACTGATTACACCATATTAAGATGACGGTAAACGACTACATACAACAGAAGTTTCAGATATTCGGCATTCAGGTATCGGAGGCTGACATTTTGGATATGTGTCTTACCTCGAAGATAAGCGGAGAGGATGAGATGAATGAGCATTGCTGTGTCCGTGTCTCTGTAGCAATTGCGAAGTTCATCCCCTCTCTTTTGCTTCGCGCCACTTCAATCAGTGAAGGCGGTTTTTCTATGTCTTGGAACATTCAAGGCATTAAGGATTACTATTCATTTCTGTGTAAGCAGTACGGCTTGAAAGACGAACTGAGTAACAAACCTAAAGTGACTTTCTTATGATATTCGCTCCACACATATTGCAGGTTAAGGTTATCACCCCGATGGATAAGGATGAGTTCGGCAGACCTATTCCCGGCACAGGTGGTGAGAGCTGGCAGGATATATGCAGATGCCGTTGTGATGATGTGAGTGCGGAAAAGAAAGTATCTATCAATGGTGCTTTGTATGATTTCAAGTACAAGGTAGTCTTTGACAAGCCGTCAAAGGTTGAAGCAGGTGCAGAGGTTCGTTGTTTGAATGCCGATGGAAGCATAAGAGGTGAAGGAGTTGCTAAAAGCCCTTTGGAAACAAACGATTTTTCCTATAGAGTAATATGGTTGGAATAGATGCAGACTTTTCGGATGTTGACCAGTTCTTTGAGGACGGAACAAGCGAAGTCGTTGCTGGCATGAAAGAAGAGGGAGAGGCATTTGTTGAAGATGCAAAAGCTACCGGAAACTATCAAGACCACACAAAACATTTGAGAGAATCGAATGATTATGAGGTTAATGAAGATGGCTTAATTCTGAAAAACGAAGCTGATTATGCTTCATTCGTGGAATCCAAAGGATTTGAAGTTGCAGGAAGTGCAGCGATAAGGACAGAAAAAAGATTGAAAGATAGATTTGAACGATGATAGTAACCACCGACATAGGAAACATCCTCTACCGGGACTGCAAGATTTTCGGAATAGACATAGTACCAGCAGGAGAAACGCTGACGGGTGAATTGAAGTCCGAAAGGATTGTCATCCACACGAAGAAACAACAGCCGGGAACTTATTGGAAGAAATCTTTCGCAGAAGTGAATCTATGTGTACCCAATTTAAGCGAGAATGAAGCGAACACAATCCGGCTTAACGAACTTGAAAGAAAGGCTGGCAAGCTGTTTGATGATGTAGTAAGCACCTATGATGGTATGACATATCGTTACTCTATTGATTCTATCGGTACAGAAGCGGACACAGCTTTGAAGTGTCATTATGTGAATGTGAGAATTTTGTTTAATGTATTAAATGTAAAATGATATGATTACAGCAGTAGAAATTGACGAACTGTATTATGCAGAACCGATTAAAACGGTTACTACTCCAGCTGCCGGATTAACAGGCGCAGAAGTAGCCACCATCTTGAAAAACGCAGCAACGAAGCGGGTCAAGAATGTGCATGGTGACACGTATCAATACGAAGAAGCAGAGGCAAGTGTAACTCGTTACAAAAACGCTTTGACTGGTGAGTACTACCGGGAAACGTCTGAACCGGGTGAGGTGAAAATCAACTTCACCATTGGTGAGTATGATTATGCTACAAAGGCTGATTTACAAGGTGGTAAAGCCACAGAAAAGAATTGGGAAAGGGGCAAGTATAAGCCTATTCATAAATGTGTGATTGGTAAAACCAAAGACGGAGTTTATGTTGTGTTTCCGAAAGCGACTATCAATGCCCGTGGCTCTAATACCGATAAGGCTGTCGGATTGGCTGTTTCGGCCGTTCCCCTTTCCACAGGTGTAGATGGATTGGCTTCCGAAAAGTGGTTTGACGAATCGGAAGTTGTAGTGCCGGAAGGTTGATAATTTTTCAGTAAAAGGATTGTTTTCAGATGGCGGTGGGTGGTTGCTCACCGCCTTTTTAATTTAATGTTATGAATAATCAAGCAGCAAAAACGGTTTCTGATGCCCTATTAGGGCTGGATTTTAAAAATGTAGGGATAGGTGGAATCGTTTATACCATCAAACCGCCTACAATTAAAGTTATCTGTCGTGCCATTCATCATTTTTCCAATATCGGCATGACTGGAGATAATGTAATGGAAGCTATTAAAGAACTTCCTGAAATTACTGGAGATATGCTGAAAGGCATTTCTTGTTTCATCTGTGGCAGTGAGGAGCTGGCTGAAAATTTAGAGAACGGGACTTTTGAAGAAGTTAGGAATGCTTTGGAACTATGTTTCTCCATGATGGATATTTCGGCTTTTCAGTGTGTCAGCTCGATGAGGAACGTGTCGATGCTGGCAGCAAGACCGAAACAGTAGGAAACACAACGTTCTTCGGGCAGATAGCCTATTTGATTGACACGCTGCATCTGAGTTATACAGAAGTGTTTGAGATTATCCCTTATCGGAATCTGCTGATGATGCAACGGGATAAATTACACGCAGTATATGGTGGTCAGAAGGTGAATAGAATCAGTGGTAAGGAATTGGCTAATCGTAGGAAAAAGAAATAGATATGGCGAAATTATATTTTAAGGTAGGTAGTGACTGGGAAGAAGTTGTAAGACTTCGTAATGAAATTGCAAAATTAAAGCAGGAGTTAATGAGCATGGATGGCACGCAGTCTCCTGCTGCTTTCAAGGCTTTGAATGCCCAACTTGCTGCATCCAACCAAAGATTGGATGAGTTGGTGACTAATGCAGCCAAAGCTGGAGCAGAGATGGAAACAGGATTCAAAAGGAAAATCTTCGATGCTTCTCAGGTAGTGAATGGATTCACAGAGAAGATTCTTGCTCAAAAAGCGGTAGTTAAGGATATTGAAGCGGATGTAAAACGACTTGGGGATGCTTATCGTATAGCATTGAAAAGGAATCCGTTATCAGCAAATAGCAAGTTAGAAGAATACAATGCTGCTAAGAAAGCTCTTGATGAAGAGAAAGCTGCATTGTTTGGGCTTACTCAGGAACAGGCAAATGCCCGACTGTCTGTAAAAAAACTCCGTGATGAATATGCACTTTATAAAAATGATGGAAAGCAGGTAGTAGAAACTAACAACGGTATAGCTATTTCTTGGAAAAAGGCGTTGGGAGTTATCGGAGGCACTGCTATGTTGAAATCTCTTATCTCAGATGTCACCCGTGTTAGGATAGAAATAGACTCTGTTAGCAAATCTTTTGAAGCATTGTTAAAATCAGAAAGTAAGGCTAAAGAGATGATTGGAGGGTTAAAAGAGCTTTCAATCAAAAGCGGATTGAATACCTATGGAGCAGCCCAAACGCTTCTTGGTTTTAATGTTGATGCAGAGAAGGTACTTCCAACATTGAAAAGTATCGGAGATATAACTATGGGGAACAATGAAAAGTTTTCCTCTATGACACTTGCTTTTGCCCAGATGTCTGCTGCCGGAAGATTAATGGGGCAAGATTTGAATCAGATGATTAATGCGGGATTTAACCCCTTACAAGTTATTTCTGAAAAAACAGGTAAATCCATTGCCGTCCTAAAAAAGGAAATGGAGCAAGGCGCCATTTCTTCCGAAATGGTTGCAGACGCTTTTGCGGCTGCAACATCTGAGGGTGGGCGTTTCTATAATATGCTTGAAAAGCAAAACACTGGAATCAGAGGTGAAAGAAACAAACAAAATGCAGTAATCAAAGAAAAATTAAATGAAATAGGCGAAGCTAATGAAGAACTTATAGCAGGTTCTTACCGCGCAACAACCTATCTAATACAAAACTATGAAACAGTTGGTAAGGTATTGGCTGGACTTGTTGTTACTTATGGTACATACCGAACCGCAGTGATGCTTGTTACCGCTGCTGAAAGCAAACATACCTTTGTGGAGATTGGACTTACCAATGCCCGTTTATTGGCACGAAAAGCGCAGTTAGCTTTAAACGCTGCAATGCTTACTAATCCTTATGTTTTGTTGGCTACCGCCGTTATTGGGCTTGGTGCTGCAATGTGGGCTTTCCACGATTCGACAACCGCGGCAGAGAAAGCGCAAAAAAGATTTGACGAGCAAAAGAAACAGTCTATTAAAAAAGAGCAAGAACATAAACAAAGGCTTGAAGAATTGATTTCCACCCTTCAAAATGAATATACCTCTTCTATGGATAGGGTGAAGGCAATGGATGCAATAAAGAATGAATATCCCGCTCTCTTCCAAAAATACATAGATGAAAAAGGACATATTAGAGACTTGATAGCTTTATGGAAAGAATACAATGAGGAAGCTGGAAAAAGGAACGTAGAAGAGAATAAAATTAATTACAACAACTCTAAAAAACTAATTGATGAATACGAACAGGTTATCGGATTATGGAAAAGGTTCGGAGAAGACCCGAATTTTCATAAAAACAGCTTGAATGAATCAGAGAAACAACTTGCTGACAAATATAGGAATGAAACTTTATTTACTTTGAAATCAAAGATAGATGAAGAAAGAAATATTCTCATAGCTTATCAAAAAGAAGTCCGTTCTGATGAACTAGCTCAATGGCAACTTGATTTAAAGAAAAATACTGATGTTCAGATAAAGTCAGAACTGAATGAAATGAAGCGCCTTCAACAAGCAAGAAAGAATAATAAGTGGTATTCTTTGAATGTAGGCATTGGTTCTTTGAAAGGTGCGACTACTGAATCTGAATTGCAAAGTAGAATAGATATACTTGAATCGGAGTTAAAGTCACGTAAAACCTCAACCTACCAGCAAGACCTTGCGAAAGCCAAATCCGATTGGGAAAAAGCAAAGAAAGGTTATGAAGTATTACTTAAAGACCAACAAGCAACATCGGAACAGGTAAAAAAGGCCCGTGAAGATATGCTATCAAAAGAGAAAGCCTATAAAGATTTAGGTGGTATTACCGGAAGTTCTTTAATCAAGCAGGAAAATCAAGCCAAGAAAGAAGCCGAAAACCGACTTAAACAGCAAGAACAACTTGCCGAACAACTTCTTTCCATTCGTCGGAAAAACCAGCAGGATGAAGTCAACCTCATGGAGGACGGCACGGAAAGGAAGTTGAAGCAGATTGATTTGGACTATCAGAGGGAGCTTGATGCCATCAAGAAGCAGCGCAGGGAATGGGAAAGTTTGCAGGGCGGCAAGCTAACCGACGAGCAAATGTCTACTCTTGGCATGTGGGCTTCCAATGCAGCAAAAGGAAGGGAATCCGGTATCTCCGACGTAAACAGAAAGAAGCTGGAATCGGACAGAAAGGCTTGGCAGGAATACTTCATTGAGTACGGAAATTACCAAGAAAAACGGAAGAACCTCGTTCAGAAGTACAATGACGAGTTAGCCAAATTACAAAAGGACAGTCCTGAATATGCCATCAAGGAAGCCGAAAAAAGTAAAGCCATAGAACAGCTCGATGAGCAATATGGAAAGTCCACTAAGGCGATGGCAGACTTATTCGAGGATGCGAGTAACAAATCGGTTTCCGCTATTCAGTCCATCATTGATAAGTATGAAACACTTGTCAAGTACATGTCTGGTACAAAGGAAAGTGACGGAACGAATGTTACACTTGACGAATTGAAAGCGCTCGGATTCACTGATAAGGACATTGAAAAGATAGAAAAGGGTGAAATCTCCATAAAGGACGTAACAGATGCAATCAGAGGGCTAAAGGATGAGCTGAAAGGCAAATCACCGTGGCAGGCTTTCGTCTCTGACTTGGAGAAAGGGATAGAAGCCATAAAAAAGGGTGGCAACGATTCCAAGAAAATCGGTCAAGGAATCACCGATATAGGAAATACTGTGACGTCTTTTGCCCCTGCATTGAATGAGTTTGGCTCAAGTATCGCCGACATATTCGGATTTGACGACAGTAAGATAACAAGTGCCATTGATGCGCTTGGCGGCTTAGGACAAACGGCATCCGGGGTCGGGCAAATCATGTCGGGTGATATTGTCGGAGGCGCAATGAGTGCGGTTTCTGGAATTTCCTCTGTAGTGTCCGCATTGGACGGGATGTTCGGTGCCGATTATTCCCACTATAACGAGATGGTTGAGGAGTACACCAGGCTCAATGAGATATGGGATGAACTGATAGACAAGAAGCAGGAATACATCAGCATTTCCTACGGCATGGAGGCAGACAAGGTAGGAGAAGAGGCGCTTGGCCTTGTTGAAAAGCAAATTGAGGCATATCGCCTACTGGGAAAAGAACGTCTTAATTCCGGTGCATCCGCAGGTTCCCATTCCATTGGCAAGCGGATGGCAAAGAACACCTCGTCAAGCGACTGGCAGGACATTGCCGACGCACTCGACATGTCAGTCAATGCCGCCAAAGAGTTTGTCGGGACCGGAAGAATGACCGGACTGTTTGACCTCACTGTTGAGCAATTGGAGAAACTTAAATCCGAAGCTCCTGCCTTCTGGGCGAAGATGGACGGTGACGTGCAAGAATATTTGAACGGCATTATAGATGGAGAGGAAAGGATTGAGGATATTCAGAACCAGATTAGTGAACAACTGACACAGACAACGTTCGATAGCGTTTTCGACAGTTTTGTGGATACCCTCATGGATATGGGCAGTTCCGCGAAAGACTTTTCTGACAGTTTCAGCGGATATATGCAGCGTGCCGTGCTTACCACAATGGTAGGCAACAAATTTACCGAGGACCTTCAAACGTGGTACGATGCCTTTGCCCAGGCCAATAAAGACCAAGGAGGCATTACGAAGGAGGAGATGGAGGCTCTTCGGAAGCAGTATGACGCAATTGCCGGTTCCGCACTTGCCGAACGTGACAAGCTTGCGGAAATTTTCGGATGGACCAAAGAGGATACCGACAGTAGCACGGATAACTATGAGGATTTCATCGGTAGTATGCAGAGTTCTCTTACTTCCCTTGATGTGACGGCCAAGGATGTTTCTGATAATATCTATGATTACTTCCGTCAGGCAATGATTAACGCTCTGTATGAAAAGGAGTACAAGAGCAAGATGGAAGAGTTATACAAGACCTTTGAAGGGCTTTCCAAAGACGGATTGTCCGAGAGTGACATGGTACAACTCGGCTCTCGGATTGACCAATACATTGAGCAGATGATGAAGGGCGTAGAGGACGTTAATAGTTTGTTTGCTGACAAGCTGAAGAACGCCGAAGACTTGCAGTCGTTTGTTGATAGCGTCAAGTCTGCCATGTCCTCCGTCGAAGCCACTGCCGAGGATGTGACAGATAACATCTTTGAGTACATCCGTCAGCAGATGGTTGATAAGATGTTCACCGATAGCTTCCAACCGCAGATAGAGGAGTTATACAAGAAGGTTCAGGAAGCCATGTCTGACGGTGACATAACCGGCACTGAAAAGGATGCGTTAAGAAACGAAGCGGAGAAGTTGGCTAACGACATTACGGCCGCTAAGGATATTCTGAGTGATACTCTTGGCATTACTGAGAGCAACCTAAAGAAAGAACTTGAGGAGGAATTCAAATCATTCTCCGATGGAATATTAAGTTCCTTGTATGATACGGAAGTTACTACTGAGACTGTTGCCAAGAATATCTCCGATTCCATGCGGAAAGAGCTTATTGAGGCAATGTACCTTGAACAGTACGAACCGCGTATCAAGGCCATCTGGGAAAAATGGAAGGAATACTCAGAGGATGGACTTGTAACCGATGAAGAGCGTACAAACATCAAGAATGACATTGACGGGTTGAGCAAGGAGGTCGCCGATGCTGCCGGGGAAATCAGTGACGCGTGGAAAGACTCTGGAGAGGAGGTAAGGAAAGCGTTCAACTCTTTCTCCGACAGTATCAAGAGTGTGCTCTATGACGCAGAAGCTACCGCCGAGGACATAGCCGACAATATCTATCAATATATGCGCAATGCCTTGGTGGATTCCATGTTTACTGCCCAGCTCCAGCCTCAGATTCAGGCCTGGTATGACAAATATACCGAATTTATGAAAGACGGTGCCATTGATACGGCCGAGCGCAAGACTCTGGACGAGATGATAGCCGAAATTCAGAAAGCCGGTGTCGACATTGTGGATGCGGCTAACAAGCTTTTCCCCACTCTTGATACGGGAGCCATCAACCGTGCGGAAGAAGCCGCCCAGGAAGCGGAGAACGCCCGTAATGAAGCTGAGCAGGAATGGGAGTCGTTCTCTGATGGTATTCTGAATTCCTTGTACGATATAGAGGCCACAGCGGAGGATATTTCCGATGACATGAGCGAATACATGCGCAAGGCTTTGATTAAGGCCATGTATGTGGAGAACTTCAAACCGCAGATGCAGAAGTGGTACAATGAGTGGAAAAAGGCCATGGGAGATGACGACCTGACTTCCGAAGAAAAGCAGCTCCTCGACTCCATGAAACAGACGATGGTTGACGACATGAAGAAAGAAGTTGATGCCATCAACCAGTTCTTTGGAACCATGTTTTTACAGCAGGCGAGTAGCAAGGGTTTTGAAGCCATGTCACAAGATACCGGCGAAGAACTTAACGGACGTTTTACAGCTTTGCAGGTTGCCGGGGAAGAAATAAAGAACCAGTCCATTCAACAGACCGGTTTACTTTCATCCATCAATGGCAAACTTTCATTGCTCAATCTTAGAAGTGGGGATGTCCCAGCTTTGTTATCTGGAACTCCTAATTTCGCAGATAGAGCCAAAGAGACAATAGCGAGCGGCTATCAGTCGCAGGTACATATTGTTTTCCCGACAGAGGACATAAAGGCATTGACCGATAAAGTCTCCAATATGGAAAGAATCGTAGATGAAATGAGAACATTCCAAGTAGAAGGTAACATGGACCGTAGAGATATACTTGAAAACTCTGTTATTCTTGCCAAGAATAGTCCGCGAATACTCGATAATACAAATGATATCAAGCAGGATATAAAGAATCTATAATAGTTATGGCAGAATTAATAATAAACGGAAGAGAAGCCCTAAAAGAGTGGGGTGTTAGAATGGGAGATAACTTTCTTGATGTACTGGGAGCACCGGTACCTCTGAAAGAGTTTATAGAGAATAAATCACGCTTGGAACATGGGAAACAAGTTCTTATGGATAACCCCAAGCTTGATGAGCGTGAGTTAACTCTTGTTTTTACAGTAGAAGGTGATTCTCCTGCCGATTATCAGGCAAAGAAAACAGCTTTTTATGAAGAACTTTACAAAGGTAAAATTGATATTCAGATTCCTGAGAACAGTAGTGATATTTATCATTTGCTATATTTAGGAAAGAGCGTTTCTTATGCCCAAAGCTTAGACCGGACATTTGGGAAAATATCAGCCAAATTCTGTGAGTATAATCCATCTAACCGTGTTGTAGGCTAGAAATTTACGACATTAAATTCATTGTCGTGTATGGAAGCTCTAATTTTTAGGGCTTCTTTTTTTTATGTCCGACCTTTGTTTACATGATAGATATTAAGGACATACAAGGCAATACCCGCTTTTCAACTGGTATCAATCCCGGTGCAAAAGGCAAGTTCTCTTTAATGAAAGAGGACTATGTCGTACTACCTTTTAATACTCTGTCCCCAGTCGATTTCCAAGTAGGTGATTACGTTGACCTGCGTGGGGTACTCGATGCCTCCATGGGCGGTAAATTGGCAAAAATCTATCAGATTGTAGATATTCCCTATCCGACCTACAAGAACGGAGGCTACTCCTATGAACTTCGTTTTGACGCTTACTATTTCAAGTGGAAAACAAAGATATTCAAGTACACCCCGGAGTACGGAGGACTGGAAGCGTCCTGGTCCCTTACCGCTTCACTGGATGTCCAGATGGGTGTATTCCTTCGCAATTTGAAAGCTCTTGGTTATAAATATGAGGGAAAAGACTTCGTGTTTTCCATTGACGATAGTGTCGAGAACTCCTCCAAATTGATGACCTATGACAATACCAACCTCATTGATGCTATGTTCAGCATGGCTGATAACTGGGGTTGTGATTGTTGGGTAACGGACCATGTAATCAACTTCGGACGCTGTGAGTTCTCCGATGCTGTTAAGATAGAACTGGATAAGGAAGCCAAGGACATGAGCCGGAGTGATAGCAAGGGTACTTATGCTACAAGAATCTATGCGTTCGGTTCAACAAGAAACATCCCTACCAACTATCGCCCGGTAGACCAGACCGCTGTTGTCAACGGTATCGTCCAGAAGCGCCTTATGCTTCCGGCAGGCACTCCATACGTGGATGCCCACGAGGGCTTGACCGATTTGGAAGCTGTCGAAGCCGTTGTTGTATTTGATGACATCTGCCCCAAAAGAGTAGGTGAAATCACCGGTGTAAGCTTTTATGAGAGCGAGGTAGATAATGAAGATGGTACAAAGACAAAAGCTACCTTCTACCGGTTCAAGGATTCAGGCATCAACTTCTCGAAGGAATACATCCTTGAAGGACAGGAACTCAAAATCAGGTTCGAATCCGGCAAGCTCAACGGCATGGAGTTCGGTGCTGCCTTCAACCCTCTTGGCCTGACCGAGAAGAACGACGACGGCACATGGAATCCTGACGCCCAGCTTTGGGAGATTATCCGTAACGAGGACTACGGCAGACCCCTGCCGGATGAAGTGCTGTTTCCGGCAAAAGGTGACAGATATGTGCTGTACGGCTGGAATGCCGGGAAGATAACCGAACTTGGGTTGGTTGCTATTGCCGAGCAGGAATTGCTTGCCACCGCCAGGAAGTACGTGGCAAAGGCCTGCATCGACGACGGTACCTATACGGCTACGCTGAACTCTGTTTGGGTGCACAAAGACCCAATCAATCACAGCTTTGACATCGGCCAGCGCATCAACCTTGTCAATCCCACCTATTTCAATGGTGGGCGCTTGTCCCGTGTCATTGGCTTTGAAATCAAGCTGGACTTGCCTTACGACTCCCCACAGTACACTATCGGCGAGAGCACCGCCTATTCCCGCATTTCCGACATAGAAGGTAAGGTCGAGGAGTTGACTTTCAAAGGTCAGACCTTCACCGGTACCGGCGGCAGCAACATCTATGTCATCAAGACCAACGACGCTACGGCCGCAAGCAACTTCAATGTGTTCTCAGCCTTGCGTACCTTGAGAATGTTCCTCCGCAAGGACGCAAGCGACGTAGCGGAAGAAATCATAAACTTTTTGAAGGGATTGCTGATAGGCAAGAACGGCAGCGGTATCACGGTACGCAAGGACGGCACCTCGCAGGCTGTCGTTGACCGTCTATATGTGAAGATAAAGGCCGTCTTTGATGAATTGCAAGTCAAGAGAGCTACCCATGTAGGCGGTGAACAAATAATCACCCATGCCGGTATGAAGTGCATCCGCGTGGAGGAACTGGAAGACGTCTACCGCTGCAGTTTCCTTGCCGAGCAGGACGGTGAGGCGATAGCCAACGAGTTCAGTGTAGGCTCGCTGGCGCAAGCAAAGGAGTGCAACATCGTCGAAGGGACTACCCTGAACGCCTCCAACCGCTACTATTGGCGTGAAGTCATGGCTGTGGGACGTGACTATATTGACTTATCCAAGGCCATCTGTGATGAAGGTAGTGATATCCCCCAAGCAGGTGACGATATTATAGGATTGGGCCACCGTACAGATGTAGACCTTCAAAGCGCAATCGTGCTATCGTCTACCAACGAGACATCCCCGTCTATAACTTTCTACACCGGCATTGACGACTTCAACCTAACGGGGAAAGATGTAATCTCCTTCGGTGTTGACAAATCCACCGGGCATGCCTACATGAAAGTGTACGGTACTTCCTATATCGGCGCCCGTGATGAGAGCACTTACATCAAGTACACACCGGAAGGTGGCGTAGAAATCAAAGGGCGATTCCTTACGATGGCCGGTGAGGACATCCTGACAATGTTCACTGTCATTGAAGGACTTATCAAGTCTGAAATCTCATCCGTGCGTGATGAAATCAATGCCCTGAACAATTACCTTAACAATGCGTCTTTTGCCGCTGACATGCAGTACTGGACCGGTAGCAGCAACATACGCATCTTCCGAGTTGACGGTCGGCTGCTGTACTTCAACAGTAACTTCTATGCGAACAAGGAATCTTTCGCCGATATAGTAAGCGAACGCGCAAAGAATGTGCTACGCCTTAAGAACAGCTATATCGAGCAGGTTAACTCAGACTTTTACCGCCATCCGGATTTTGAGACCTTCGACGAACTCAAGCGCCCCCGGCAGTTCACTATCTCTTTCAAGTATCTGGTGAAGCGCCCCGGCACTCTTGCCTTCCATTTCAAGAACGAGAACAAAGAAGGTTTTGAGGAATACACCCCGATTTCCTTTTCTAAGGACCTATATCCCAGTACTGAATTCAAACAGATGGAGATAACCGGTAAGTGGAACGGAACCGGTGATTTCCACATGTCTTTTACCGGTGACATGTACTTGTATGCACTTACGCTAACCGATGATGCTCTTGCTGACTTGCGCGAGGAATTCAATATGCGTTTTGAACTTACAGACAAGAAGATTCAGGCGAACCTTGACGAAATCAGAAGCACGGCAGGCAAGCTTGAAGAGTATCACAGTGAATTCCTGCTTACCGCGCGCAACCTTGAAGCGAAGTTCACGGAGGACCTGACGAATACTGAGAGTCGTATAACGCAAGAATACACCTCTGCTATCGACATCTCCGCCCGTGGTCTGAAAGCTGAATTCACGTCCGGTCTTGTAGGCCTTGAGACTGGAATCACCGAAGCATATAAGTCTGCTATTGACATATCGGCCCGCGGTCTTCGTGCAGACTTCAGTGCGTCCGTCTCTGACCTGGACGGCAAGCTGTTCGCCCATGCAGGCAGCTTTCATGTGACTGCCGAGAAGATAGAAAGTATGGTGACCGCCACAAACAGCCTGAAGGGTACCGTGGAACAGCATACCTCAGCCATCAGCCAGACGGCCAGCCGTATAGACCAGTTCGTGCAGAAGATAACCTTCGATTCCAAAGGTAACATTACCAATATCGACAAAGCCGGTTTAGTGACGGAGAGCAATATTGCCACCATGTTTGCGGAAAAGGTCGACCCCAACGGTGATATCGTCAGGCGTGCTCAAATCAGCGCGTTCATCACCGAAGGCGAAGCGGGCAGGCTGATATCCAATGCTACAATCGAGGCTGACCGGATAAACTTTACGGGAAAGACCATCATCAACGGCAGTTTCGTGGTCGATACAAACGGGCGTGTGACGATGAACGACATCACGGCAAACAACCTGACTCTAAAGGGCAGCATAACGGGCACGGATGCTACGCTGAACGGCATTACAGCTAATAATCTGACATTAAAAGGCAATATCTCAGGTATTGATGCCATCCTGAACGACATTACTGCCAATAACCTTACGTTGAAGGGCAACATTACCGGGGCGGGGGCTACACTGAATGATATCACCGCCAATAATCTTACCTTGAAAGGGAGTATAACGGGCAGGGATGCTGTCTTGAACGATATCACCGCGAACAACCTTACCCTGAAAGGTACCATATCCGGTGCCAATGCCACGCTTAACGATATCACAGCCAATAATCTTACGTTGAAAGGAAATATTTCCGGTGCCAACGCCATATTGAACGGCATCACCGTAAACGGAAAGATAAACGCCTCCAGCGGCCGGATAGGTGACTATCTGTATCTGCATGGTAACGGTATATCCACCAACTCGAGAGCGTTCGTGACCGACCTTACAGATAGCACTACGCAATTCGAACTCAGCAAGAGCTACTATCTGCATGCGATAGCGTCGGACGGAGGAGCCAATAGCATCCTGATAAGGCCCTACCAGACTATGGAAGCGGGCACAGTCAAAGGGGTGGTAACCATCTCTGCAACCATTCCGGGGCGCAATAGGGCCATACACGTATCTTCCGGCGAGAGCTATTTCGGTGGTGATGTGATAGTGGGGAAGATGTATGCTCCGTCCTCCGGGACTCTGGAAATTGCCGGGCCGCTGAAGACGCAAGGTGTATACCGGAATACTGACGTGATACTCTCTTCGGTTACAAGGTACAGCATTAAGGCGACCGACCACACACTGCTTTTTTACGGCAACTGTACTATATCCCTTCCGTCCTCTTCTGACGGGCATGAGATATGGATAATGCCGAACGGGAATACCATCAGTTTTCCTTCCGGTACGTTCGCGAACTCTTCCAGGACGAATATCAACGGGCGTGAATGGCATGTGATAAAACGGGTTTTGGGGAATTGGTATCTGTCATGGATGAGTATATAGAATAATTAAAATAGAAAGTATGAAAATCAACTTTAAGAAAATCGAGGCCCAGACCTCATTCGAAGGCGCCAAGCAGACCTTCGACGTAGCCGAAACGGTCGGCAATGAAATGATGTACAACGGAAGTATCCTTCTGGATATAGGCTTTGAAGACCTGGCACGGGAAATCTACTACTCGAAAGATGCGGTGGAAATCCCGGAACAGTATTGCAAGGCTCTTGAACTTGTGGTGAAGAACTCGCGGCTCATAGCTGCCGTGAAACGTGCGGTAATTAACCAACTGAACGTCATCCAGCCATCTTAAATCAATTCTGAAAATTATGGTATTGGAATCAAATCAGTTCAACCAGCTTGTAGAGGAGGTGAAGAAAGCCCTTCTTGTCGGCTCCCAAGGTGTGGGCGATGTGGAGATTGTCGATTCGCTGGCCGATATCGTGAGCCTGCCCGCCCTCCGTCTTGCCGGTATGGAAGAATCGGTGGTCGAGGCACCGCTTGAGTTGCTGTCTGCCCCTGCTGAGGAAGCTGCTGAGGAAGTGCGCAAAGCCGAAGCGGAGCGTGTCATAGTGGAGAACGCACGCAAGGAAGCTGAGAAATCCCGTGAAACGGCTGAGACAAAGCGTGCTTCATCTGAAAGTACCCGCGCATCTGCTGAAACTACGCGTATCAATGCCGAAAAGGAACGTGTGACAGCCGAAGGTCTCAGGAAAACGGCAGAGACAGAGCGAGGCAAAGCTGAAGCGGTCCGACAGACGTCTGAGACCGGACGGGCAACTGCCGAAACCGGCCGTGTTACTGCCGAAGGTAAACGTGTCAGCGCCGAGGAGGAACGTAAAAATGCTGAGACAGTGCGGGCCAACGCAGAGTCAACCCGACAGACAGCCGAAACGGGTCGTGTCAATGCTGAAACCGGTCGTGCTACAGCAGAAGGTAAGCGCGTTACTGCTGAGAATGCCCGAAGCACTGCTGAGGATACACGTAATAGTGCGGAAACTAACCGCCAAACAGCCGAAACCGGACGCGTAAATGCTGAAAGTGGCCGTGTAAATGCTGAAAGTACCCGTGTCACTGAATTTGCTGCCCTCAAGCAGGAATCGGAGACGGCTACTGCAAATGCTACTGATACGGCAGAACATCCTACCTACATCGGTGCAGACCACTATGTATACCAATGGGATAAGAGCGCTAAAGAATACGTTAAGACGGATATCTATGTGAAAGGCAAGCCGGGAGATACATTCACCCTTCTTGGACGTTACGATACGCTTGATGCCTTAAAGACTGCTGTACCTGACGGGGCAAACATCACTGGTTTCTATTCCGTTGGAACTGCATTGCCTTATACATATTATGCCTGGTATAACGGTGATTGGCAAAGTCAAGGACAATTGCAAGGTCCAAAGGGCGATAAAGGCGAGAAGGGGGATACGGGAGCGCAAGGTCCTCAAGGCGTACAAGGTCCACAGGGCATGAAAGGTGATACCGGTGCCACAGGACCGCAAGGAGTAAAAGGTGATACTGGTGCTACCGGTCCTGCTGGTGCAAAAGGCGCCACTGGTGCACAAGGAATACAAGGTCCAAAGGGCGATAAAGGAGACAAAGGTGATACGGGTGCAAAAGGCGCTACCGGTGCTACTGGTGCCACGGGTGCAGCAGGTGCAAGTGCCAGTATTACCGGTGCTACTGCTACGGTTGACGCCAACATCGGTACGCCCTCCGTGACCGTTTCTCTCGGTGGTACCGCATTGGCCAGAACCTTTTCCTTTGCTTTCAAGAACCTGAAGGGTGCTACCGGAGCAAAAGGCGCTACGGGTGCTACCGGAGCTACTGGACCTAAAGGGGAGACTGGTGCGCAAGGACCACAAGGTCCGCAAGGTGTCGGTGACCCGACAGTTACCGGTGTGAATACGGTCACGACATTGACCTCCCTGCCGATTTCCAAGAGAAGTATCACTGCAAGTTTGGGCTCTGCCACGAACATCAGCCTTGCTTCCGGAATGTCAGTGGGTAATGATTTGTATATCCGTTGCGTCGCATCGGCGGCATTCACACAGCCGATACCCAATACCGGGGCGTTCACTTCGATGTCCGGTACTTCAATCAGTGTTTCCGCTGGAGATATCTTTGAGATTAGTATCTGGTGCTATGCCGCTGGTGCCTATTCAATATCCGTAAAAACAAGGGACTAAAGTTTATGAGTGTATTAAAAAGACGAAGCAATAATATAAAGGACGGTCAGTATGTGATTGCATTCTCCAGCAGTAGAGCCTTGATAGATATTTCCAAGGATTGTGGAATGACATGGACCAGAAAACAGCCTTCCGACCTTACTAATGTAAACGAATACTTTTTCAGCAACGATAAAACGAGGATAGCCATGTCCGGAGACGGTAGACATATCTATTGCTCATGCTATATGGCAAATGTGGGTTTATTGCGTTCTACGGATTTTCTGGAGACGGCAGAACCTTTCAAGCCTGATAATTGCTATTCCGTGAACTCGATAGCCTGCAATGATAGGGGGAATCTGGTCGCTATTGTATGCAAGAATAACAATAACAAATATGATTTGATGCTTTCCGGGGATTATGGGAAGACATGGTGGGTCTCCAATGGATTAAAAGACAGTACTGTGCCTCTCATGGGTGTGGAAATGTCTCATTCTGGTAGATACATAGTGGCATATGCATCATCCCCTAATTATACTGTCCATGAACTATATGTATCTTCCGATTATGGAGAAACTTTTAGCAGTGAAATATTCAGGGGACCTATCACAAAGATTGCCATTTCCGGTGACGGCAAATACATGTTGTGTTGCTGCAATAGGGAGAGTTCATCAAAGTTATACTATGCCTATTATTCCGGGGATTATGGGAAGACATGGACTAAAATTACCGATTCGAGTTTCTCCGCCCGTACATTGGCCATATCCTATGACGGGAAATACATGGTTATAGAGGGGGGGTACTCTTATTCCGGTGCACGTATATCCGCTGATTACGGAAAAACCTGGGCATTGAAACATTCCGTTATTGGCAATAGCTTTGCTTTGGGGCTGTCGTCTGACGGAAAGTATGCGATAGCACAGGAAAGTTCTTCTCCGTATCGTATGTTCAAATCTTCGGATTATTTGGGCTCATTTACTGAAATAAATACAGCACCGCTTACATCAGGTATTAGAGCGAATTACCGATTTATCATAATGAATAAAAATAGGCTTTAACAATAATGCAATATATACATATTTATTCAGAGGAGAAAGTTGTCCGTCTTGATTTTGAACTGGACGGAAACTATGAAGTGGGTACAACCTATGAGGATTACCTGAATGGAGCCTGGGTACCGTTGAATGCGGAACAAAAAGCATTTTATGAAACCCATCCGGCAGCGTCTGCAAAGGAAATTCTTGAATGTGAATTAATCCCTCCCTATGAGCCGACTTTGGAGGGTGTGAAGAGCGCGAAGGTCAATGAAATTGCTGTTTACGACGGGTCCGATGCCGTGAATTCCTTTACGCTTGGTGGTAAGCGGATGTGGCTTGACAAGGATACGCGGGTAGGACTGGTGAACTCAATTACTATCGAGCAGGCTGTGGGTAAGGAGACAACCGTGCTGTGGTATGATACCGTGAAGTATGTAATCCCCATTCCTCTTGCCTTGCAGATGCTGGCCGCACTGGAACTGTATGCCTTGGAATGCTATAATGTCACGCAGGAACATCTGGCTGTGGTTATGGGACTTGCTACGAAAGAGGAGGTCGGAGCGTATGATTACACTTTTGGTTATCCTGAAAAATTAGTGTTCAACCTTTAAATTGATGGCTTATGATTTACTTATATTTTATGTCGCTGTTTTTGCTCACTATGTACATAATGTATGCGGTGAGAGTGTGCGGAGTGCCCTGGTCTCTCTCTGACACCTACTATCAACTGAAGAAACGGAACCGCCCGGCGTGGCTGTTTCAGGCGGCGATGGTTGTTCCTGCCATGCTGCTTATACCGGTATGGATTGATTGCTCCAATGAGAGCTTTCAGTTTCTTGCTTTCCTGGCTTGTGGAGGGCTGATGTTCGTAGGGACGGCACCGCTGTTCAAAGAGGAGTTCCAAAGTAAAGTTCACTATGTGGGTACTGTCGCCTCGGGGTTGGCCACAATTCTCTGGGTATGTTTTGCCGGGATGTGGTATCTGCCGACCATTGCATTCCCGATTGCCGGACTTTTCATATTGAAATACCGGAAATGGCTGTTCTGGGCAGAGTTGGCTGCGTTTGCTTGTGCTTATGTGGGAGTGTTTATAATTTGTATCAACTGTTAGACTTGAAGGAATGGGAGTGAATGATTGGATTATGTTGATGACCGCCCTCGGTGGTATCGAGGGCATAAAGCAGCTTATCAAGTGGTGGATGTCCCGTAAGACCAACGCGCGTATTGAGGACGCGCATGCTGATGTCGAGGAGTTCAAGGCATTACGGGAGTACAACGAGTTCCTGCAGAAGCAGCTTTCGGAGAAGGAACAGCGATTTGTGGAGCAGACAGACCGGCTCCGTAAGGTGCAGGATGAGTTGTTTACACTGAAGGAGGCTAATTCTGACCTGAAACTGGAACTGGCACTGAAACGGTGTGAGAGGAAGAAATGCGGTGACAGAGAACCGCAAAACGGCTACTGATTCGCGGAAAGGAAGGTGTTTCACAACGGCTCCCTTTCCCTTAATACTACACAACTTAAAGTTTAAACAAAGGCGTTTGCAAATATATTGTATTTTTATGTAAAACCAAAAATCAAGGAGGAAAATAAGAATGGCGAATGTGTATAAATTAGCGCCGTGGATTCTCAAATGGGAAGGCGGTTTCGTGAATGACCCGGCAGACCTTGGAGGTGCAACGAATATGGGTGTGACTATCGGCACGTGGAAGTCATGCGGCTATGACAAGGACGGTGACGGTGATATAGACGTGGATGACCTGCGTCTGCTTACCCGTGAGGATGTCGTTAACCGGGTGCTCAAGCCGCATTATTGGGATAGATGGAAGGCAGATTTGATAACGAGCCAGTCTGTGGCTAATATCCTTGTCGATTGGGTGTGGGCATCCGGTGCGCATGGCATCAAGATACCTCAACGTTTGCTTGGTGTTACTGTGGATGGCATTGTTGGACCTAAGACACTCGCTGCGGTGAATGTCAGGAACCCGCGTGAGTTGTTCGACATGATTAAGATTGCACGGTTCGATTTCATCGAGGATATATGCAAAAAACGTCCGGCGAACAATAAATTCAAACGGGGGTGGATGAATCGGATTAACGATTTAAGGTTCGAGGAATGAAAAAGTTACCGTGGCTATTGGTTGTATTGCTGGTTATTGCTTGTGTGGTGGTTTGGCTTCGTTCGCATGAGCAGCCTCCGGCAGAAGTTCGTGTAGAGACGAAGATAAAGACGGTTGTCAAGGTAGATACGATGCTTATCTCTGCGCCGATGGCTGTGTTCTGGCGTTTCGTGCCGGATGATACGACATGGATAGGTGATACTTTGCTTCATCGCCGACAAGTAGTGTATTCAGACAGCTCGTATCGGGCTGTGGTGAGCGGATATGTAGCCCCTCGACTGGATAGTTTGCAGGTGTTTCCTAAGACTGTGTATCAGACGGTGACGAATGATATATACCATCCGGTGGTTGTCAAGCCGAAGAAAAAGCGGTGGGGCTTTGGTTTGCAGGCTGGTTATGGGTATCCGGGTGTTTTTTATGTTGGCGGTGGTATAAGTTATGATTTATTTCAGTGGTAATATGTGAATCTCTTTATTTGAAAATTTTGTTTTATATCTTAAACTTAGTTATATTTGCACTATATAATTAGTGCTATGGCTAAAGAAATAAATACAGCTATCTTAAAATTAAGGAAAAGGTCAGAGAAATATTCTACGGAACAATTGGTAAATACTTTTGTTGATGTCGGCTCTTTGTTTACTCAATTAATGAATAATGACCATCAAATTTTATATGGCCGACGCGGGACAGGTAAGACGCATGTTCTTAAATATTTATGCTCGAAAATAGAAAATGAAGGTAGTTATCCTATTTATATTGATTTACGTTTAGTAGGTTCTACAGGCGGTTTATATTCAGATAGAACTATTCCTGTCTCGGAAAGAGCGACAAGACTGCTTATTGATGTGTTCTCAGTTATTCATGATCAGATATTTGAATTCATTGCTGAAGACAATAGAGAAGATGTACATATGGGAACTATGGGACCTTTATTGGAGGAATTAGCAACTTCTATCTCAGAAATAAAAATAAGCGGTGAAATTACTAAAGAAAATTTGGTTGAATCAAATATTAAAAACTCTAACAATGTCGCACTAACTTTGGGAACAGCTCCAAATATTGGTTTTACAAAAGATTGTTGTATTGGGGAAAAAATAGGAGAAAAAACAGTAAATACTGGCTTCGAAAATCATAGAGTACACTTTCCTTCTATTAGGGTCATTATGTCTAAAATACTTAAATTGATAGCTCCTCATGAGTTTTGGATTGTATTAGACGAATGGGCTGAAATACCTGTTGAATTACAACCTTTTTTAGGTGATTTATTGAGGCGTTGTTTATTTCCTATTTATGGTGTAACAGTAAAAATAGGAGCGATAGAACATCGTTCTAATTTTAAAATCCAAAAGAGTATTTCGGAATATATTGGTATCGAAACAGGTGCTGATATGACAAGTCTTAATTTGGATGAATTTATGGTATTCGATAATAATGATTATTTATCAATAGACTTTTTTAAAAATTTATTGTTTAAGCATATAAATTCATTATTGCCAGAAGAGCAGAAAGTAAAGTTTGCGGATGAATTAATTAGTAATACTTTTACGCAAATTCCTGCCTTTGAAGAATTAGTGAGAGCTTCGGAGGGAGTACCTAGAGACGCAATAAATATTTTAGTTCAAGCTGCTACAAAGGCTGCTTCTAGTAATATATCTATTAAAAATATAAGAGACGCCTCTCGTATATGGTATAATCGTGATAAAGAAAAGTCTGTAACTTCAAGTATGGAAGCTATAAAACTTTTGCGATGGATTATAGATGAGGTGATTGGTAAAAGGAATGCTCGCGCTTTCTTATTAAGGACAGATATTGAAAATAATCTTATTGATTATTTGTACGATGCTAGAGTGATACACGTTATAAAACAGAGTGTCTCAAGTCAGGATACTCCAGGGATACGATATAATGTTTATAGTATAGATTATGGATGTTATGTGGACTTAATAAATACATCACGAGCCCCTCAAGGATTATTTTCTGCAGAATTAGGGGAGGAAGGGGAACAATTTGTTACGGTACCTCATAATGATTATCGAGCAATAAGACGAGCTGTTTTAGATTTAGATTGTTTTTATGCTCAAGTATAATTCCTTTTTTCTAAATTTTAAATTAATACGCATTTCGCCCCGGTTTCCATCGGGGCTTTTTTATTTACTTTTTATAGGATAATTCCTCTTAACTTTGTATTTTTGTGAAGTGACTTTGATTCTATAATACTATGGATGAATTGCAAAACTATAAAACCGTGTTTGTTGTAGGTAACGGGTTTGACTTAAATCTTGGTCTGAAAACTTCTTATAAGGATTTTATGAAAAGCCATTGGTTTTCTGATATAAAGAATAACTTTTTGGTGGACTATCTTCGAGAGAGGCAATCTCTAAATTTATGGATTGATATTGAAAATGAGTTAAGTGAGTATTCGCAAAGAACTTTTCTTTCAAGAATATCTATAGAAGGTGAACCTAAAAAGAGTGACACATTGCGTGATGAATACAATGAACTGTGTTCTCATTTAAAGTCATATTTGATAGAGGTGACTAAGGAAGGGTGCTATTCTTCAGCTATAGGCACTTATGTGTTAGACCATGCTTTTAAATCATCTCCAGTCTATATTCTTACATTTAATTATACCTATACAATTGAAAATATATTAAGTGATATTTCATATAATAAATCAGAATATTTAATCAATCATGTTCATGGTACATTGAGGAATGGCATTGTATTTGGAGTAGAAGATAATGCCGAAATAGATAAAAGGCATGTATTTCTGTATAAATCTCATAATCCTTATCAAAAAGTCAAGGGGTTACCTTACATCTTGGATAATGCAGAAAAAATAGTCTTTTTTGGATATTCTTTGGGGCAAACAGATCATTCTTATTTTGATGATTTTTTTAGACGACAATCTCAATTTGGATGTAAAGAAAAAGAGCTTATATTTTATCATTATGGTCAGGATTCTTACGATGATATAAAGTGGCAGATTAAAGTTTTAACAAATAATCAGCAAGCAAAATTGGGAGAATATAATAATATTAGTTTTATAAATATAAAAAAAGAGAAGTAATTCAAATTTAATTGTTATTTGGCTATTATGAATAGGAATGGTTTGTTGAAGGAGTAGTTGAATAAAGCATGATTCTTTAATATTATGGCAGAACTCAAATATACGTATGCTCTTGATAAAAATGAAAATTGCATTGGTATTGAAAATGCTCAGAAAGGAATAGAATATCGATGTCCTCATTGCAAAGGAGAAATGGTT